GAAGGGTACTTTCTATTAACAAAATCTTTTTCCACATCCTTCTTCTCCATATTAATTATATGAGCATCATTAACATCTATATGATAGAACTCTTCATTAGTAGTGTACTTAGTATTAAGTTTAGCTACTCTTGAATTTTTAACAGTAAGTCCATCAATGAACCATGCTTGCTTACAATCACTACGAAACACAATGAAAGTTAATGTACCTTCAGATCCATTACGTATCCATTTATCTACAATCTTATGCTTCCTATATGGAATACGTACTTCCATCCATTCATTAGGCCATTGACGAACCCAACTATATTTAATTTCAGTTTCAAAGAAAGCAGGTACACTATCTTTCTTACATGTTATATCCACTCCATACGTTTCTTTTAAATCTACATTTGAATATCCATTTCTTTTTAACCAGCTTCCCATAACACCATTTGATAATGGATCTGCTTTGTTATATAACTCTTGATCAAACTTCATTAATCATCTCCTGTATCAAACGGGTTATCTATCTCTGTCATTCTACCAGTTTTTCTATCATAAAATAAATGAGTAGTCACTCCTGTTTCTCCTGTATATCTATTCTTTAGTATACGAATAGTTGTTGTGTTAGATAATATAGGATCATCGTCTTGTTGATTTCTTTCCAATGCTATTACGGAGTCAGACAAGTGTCCGATGCTGGCCGATCCTCTGAGATGGCTTAAACTTATTTCCTTCCCATCCTCATGTCCTCTATCTCCAGAGGGTCTACGTAAATGTGATACTAATAATAAGCATACCCCTGTTTGTTCTACTAACGATCTTAGCTTGGTCATTAATATATCTATAGACTTTCTTTCATCTGTATCTTCTTGTCCACTAACTAAAATACTTAAGTGATCTAAGAATATCCATTTAGTATCAAGGGCTTGTGCCATGTACCTGACCCGTGCAAGAATCTCGTCATTGTTTATTGAACCGAAGTGATCGAATGCAAATATTCTTCCACTCCCTATTGTGTTCTCTTGCCACTCTCTTAACTCCTCATCACTGTAACCTTCTCTAACTTCCTTGATGTACAAACGAGCACTCGCTTCTACAGACATAATATTCCATGCAGTATGTTTAATCCCTTCTTCCAATGCAAGAATACCAATGTTATCTTTTGTGTTACGAAGAATGTGATGCATCAGCTCTCTAGTTATAGATGACTTTCCCATTCCAGCACCACTACAAAATGTAATTAGTTCTCCGGTTCTCATTCCATAAGTTTTATCATTCATCTTAGACCAAGGATACAAACAAGTTTCACAATACTCTTCCTCAAAGAGAGACTCACCTAAATCTTTCAGGTTAATAATTCCTGCTGGTGTATATGGTTTAGCACCCCACCAATCTTGTGTAAATACTTCACGTTGCCCCATCTTAAGATACTCATTAGCATCTTTATGTTCCATCCTCATGATCTTACATTTATTAGGAGCAAACAACTGAGCTACTTTTTCAGCAGCTTCTTGTCCCTGCTTATCCATATCAAAACAAATGACAACATTATCATATGCATCCAGATAATCAAAGGCTTCTTTACAATCTCTTAATGCTCCTGCTGCCCCTGTTTTTATGCTAACACTGGGCCACTTAGATCCCATAAGTTCATAAGCACTCATCGCATCTACTTCGCCTTCACAAATTGTAATGTACTTTGCTTTCTGTGTAAATATATTCTGTCCAAACAATACAGCGTTAGATAATTCTCCTTCCACCCACATACGCTTATCTTTTGTCTGTCTTATTTTATTTCCTATGTGTTCATTATTATTATTATAATAACTATATAGATGATGGGTAGTTATGTTGCCATCTCGTTTAATTTTAGTATTAAATTTCTTGGCAGTCTCTAAAGATATTTTACGTTCGGGAATCTCTCCCCACTCTCCAACTGTAGCCATAGATTTTACCTTTGTCCTAGATATAGTTACGACATTATCATCAAACCTAGTTTGACAAGAGAAGCACCATGAATATCCTGCCGTATGATTAACATTGGCATCGCTAGAGCCACAAGCAGGACATGCTCCACGATCTAACCATTTCTGTTGTTGCATTATACCCCCGGCCCCGGCCAAGTACCATCTTCAATTTCTTTCATTCGTTCACTCATTATTTCATTTGTAAAACTTTTTGGAAAATCATATCGTTTAGTAATGACAGCAGTAGGTATAGCTAACAATCCTCCATAAGTCAAGTCATCAGGATCATTTTCATTTATACTTGATGCAAGTGTTACATATAACTTTTCATCTTTAATCAAGATACCAGCAGATCTAATCTTCATGGGCTTTAAACTGTCTGCTTCTTCTTGATCTTTCCAGTTAGCATCTTCATACTCTACTGAATCAATCCATTCTATTATAACTATTTTATTCGTTGTCATCTGGGAAGGTGTCCTTTATAAAGTTATCCACAAATGTTTCTTTATCAGCCATGATATCATCTGTTTCTTTTCGTGCCATTCTTTTTGACTCTCGTAAATTATATCCTTCTCTTTGATATTGTTTGGAGATGTCTCTAAATATTCGTTGTCTTTCTTTTTGTACAAAAGTTTTACTCATATCATAATCCTAAATCAAATTGATCTTCTTCTAAATTATTATGTACCCTATCCCATACTTCTTTACGATAGGAACCATGCTTTGCAATCCATTCTTTTAAAGATAGATGTGCTGCATCTTCTTCCATTTCAAGTAACCAATCTTTTACTCTGCCCATTAGCTTTCCTTTCACCTATTCTCTGGATCTTCCATCAATGCCCAACCACTCATACCACTAGGGAATTTATGTTCGGGGTCTATCTTTCTTCGTAAAGAATATATTTCATCTTGTAATATTTTTATTCTTTTGTAAGCACGATTCAATTGCTCTTGTAATTCTTTAACATTTCTTCTTAACTCTGCTTCAATGTCCATTAATAACTCCTTTCATAAAATAAATGAGCACCTACTGTTCCTATGAAAAACATATCTTTCACCCAGTATGGATTTATATGTCTAGTATGATAATGAGTAGCTCCCCATACATCTTCAACAACTGCCCCTTCCATAGCCAGTGTAGCTATATCTGTGGCTATTGTATGTGCTTGTTTTTCATACATAATTTCTTTCTTACCATCACAAAAGTAAGAGAAAGAACAAGCATTCAAACGAGGATGTCCTTTCCATTCATGTACTACTTCACAAATAGTATCAGGATAATTATCTTGTCTAACTCGTTCAAGAATAACATTAGCTATTGCTAACTGTCCTATTTGTGGTTCGGAACGTCCTTCAAAATAGATAGCTTCAACCAAACAATAATGATTTTGTTCATCAGCTTGTAATGTTGAAGGATATAATAATAACAACAACCATATACTTAATATTATTTTTTTCATTTAATGTAACCTATGTAAAGTTATATCTGTAAAGTCTAAGAATGAAGTGGGAACTCCGTTATCATAACACATGGTTTCCATATATCTCCATGCAGTAACCTTATCGGCAAAGATAATTACAGCTCCTTCTTCATCCGTTAAAACTTCAGGCAATAATTCTTCAGGATCGTTTCGTGCTATCACCCACATATAAGTTTCCTTTTATGTTTAACCTTCCTATTATAAATCATTTTATTATCTACCACTCTCTTTCTCCACATGGGATCAGAGAGTTGTGCCGCAACTGGATTGTTCTTGCGTTTACCTAAAACTTTCTGATCTTTCATAGTCTTATTCCTTATCTAGCTCCACCGTTATAGGCTTCGATTCCCATCTTTATTACTTCTTTAAAGGGCCAATCCGTTTTGTAACCATCCGATTTATATTCCTCCTCCAGATACATAGCAAGATATCTTATCTGTTCTCTTGTTAGTTCTATTTTTTTCATAATCTTATTCCTTACTCTGCCTCATGCTTCCAACAATCACATTCTTCACACATTATATTAGGATCAGGATCATTACACTGAGGCCAGCCGTGAAGGCAGATGAAGCTTTTGATATTGTTACAAAACATATATCCTTCAACCTCACTATGCAGAGGACAAGAAGGATTTGGAATAGGACTCCATTCCAATTCTACACATTCACATCCTGTTTCATATTCCAAAACTTTTACTCCTTATGCTGCTAGTTGCAACCATTGTGGTGAGTGTAACATCTTACGTACCTTCTCTTCTCTTACCCCTATGGTGGAGTGAGATGGCCTGTCACCGTTACCACTATAGCCAACTATCTTATCATGAGATGACCAACAAGTAGCAGCCTGATATGCAGTCCATAATGTACCTGCATTTCGAGTAGCATATTTTTCATAGTGTCCTCGACCATGCAGGTGACGATTCTCCTGATCAAAGATCTTCATAAGATTTGATAGCATAACTTTATTAGCTACTGTCTTACGAGCAACATTATCTGTTCTCTTAGCCAAGGTATGAGTAAACAGGTTGATTACATTATCACGACTGACATCTGTATGATACCAATCTTTCATTTGCTTTAAGCCATCATTAGATATATATTCTCCTGCTGCCCTAATCTTTGCAGCAAATGCAGGAATACTAAAATTCTTAGTGTGTCTTCCATAGACATAAGCTAGTTTGTCACCGGATACTAATGTATTATAACAGAATCCTCTCCATAATCCCATCATCCCATTGTTAGCCCATGTTCTATTATGAGAAGTCCGAAAAACAAACTCTGGTATAACCTCATCTCTGTTCCCTCTCACTTCAAGACATAAACTATGTGCAGGAAACTTAGCCCGTAGCTCTAGCTTGGCACCATTATCATGCACATTAGTTTCAAACTTAGCATCGGTCATGTCCATACCTGACATATTAAGTGCTGCCTCCACACTGGATACTATATCTTTATATTGAACAGGTTCGTATGCTTCTGTTACTATAGCAACAGGCTTATTAGTATCAGTACGTCTTAACATTACCCCCATGTCTCTTGATAAAGGTTCCATCCTATCTCCTGCCACTGGAGTATACTCTAAATTGTCATACCAAAGTTGTTGTTTCTCTACGGTGAAATCTATTTTTGAATGATCAAACATATTAAGCACTCCTATGTACTAAGTTTTCAAATCGTTGTGCATGTTGCTCGTCATAAAATTGTTCCATGTGATTAAGATAATCATTGATCTCTTCCAGATCAATATCTCCTATCTGATCAACGTCAGCTACCGATAGGATATAATCTACCATCTCCGGTTCAATTTCTTTATGATCTGAGTATGTAAATTTTCTTTCAGCAGGTGGTTGTGACATTTACTCTCTCCTATAAGGATCATGGGGGAATTTTACCCCCATTTTCCTGTTCTAATTATACCACAAAAGTACGACCACGTATATCAACGATACCTTTTATGTTCCAGAAGTGAGGAGTCTTAGCTAAATGAAGATACCATTTACCCCAATCATATCTCGTACCGTGCTCTGTTTTAATAGAGCGACGGGGTATGCTTTTTTCTTTACGTAAGCGAAGTACAAAGTTCATGATATTACCTTTCGATTTAAGTTGATGTTGTTTAAAATAGTATATGCTTCCAAGAATGTCAAGAACGGTCCTGATTTAAATTCAGAGCCATTCATTATATACCATCCTCCTTTCCGTAGTTCAATAGTCATTTGTTATATTCCTTAATGCTCTGATAAGTGAACAACTTGTACCCGTCCTATGGTACGTTGACTAAAGCATCCTGCCTTACAAATAGCACAATGACCTTTCATTTTCTTGTGTGTTTTAGGACAATTGAATACTCTTTTACCAGAAGCAGGGCTATGTGTCAACTCTTCATCACCAAAGAACATTATATTCCATCCATTTCTTTCCAATCTTTCCCAATCGTTTCTGGTATCTGAAGGATCAACACTTGCATTCATAGCTAGATTAGGGACGGGAAATAATATTCTTTCTATATAGAATTTTAAGATAGGATTATGCCAAGCTCTAGTCTTCATCCAGTGCAAGGTATCAGGTGTCTCCTTACATACCTGTTCCCATTTGAATACATCATCTATATCTTTGAAGGCTTCTCCTCTAGTCATGTGACTAACTCGTTGAGTTTGTTTTCTTTTTCGACTTAATGCTTTCTTAAAATCCCCTGCTTTAAATGATTGCCATTCTCTTTCGCATCTTATATCTCTATCAGTCATCTTAGGATACAACCTGTATAATTTAATATCAAAGCATCTCTTTGAACATACAGGAGTTTTCCATACACAAGTTCCTTCAACAATAACTTTACCATCTTTATCAACAACATCATTGATAGGTCTATCTGTTGCGAACATACCTAAATCAGAACACCAACGTATCATATCTTTAATCATACTTCAGTCCTTTAACTGATGATTAATAAAAAGTCCTACTGCAATTAGAAATGGTAAGCATACTATACTACAGATTAAAAGAGTATATAGGAACATCATTAGGTCTCCTTCCTAATTTAAAATCAGGATCAATATTAGATAATCTCTTTAGATGTTCTCTTGGAAACTCTTCCCACACATTAGTAACAACCCACTTATATCGAGACCATGTAGCAGTATGTCCTATCCCGTCTTTCTTTTGTGAGTCCATTAGTTCCCATTGTATCCAGTTATTATCATAAGCACGTTGAGTAACTTCAATTAATTTAGCCATCTTTGCAATCCTTTATTGTTAATTTACGAGAGAATAAATCTAATGTTTCATCGGTAAAATTATTACCTTTACAATGAATTGAAATTTCTTGAACTACAGGCTTATCAAAATGGTCAGTACCTGTAAAGGTCATTCGCAAAACCTGAAAATCAGGATGATCGTTTATATACGCATCAATCTTTTCTACATAATGAATCTGTATATTCAGTATAGCCATTAAATATACTCCTTAGATAAATTAAGAATGTGTTGTGCTACTTTCTCAGTTTCAAAATAAGGTGGTATAGTTTTCACCCTATCATAAGGTCCACACTCAGGACAATAATAACCTATATAAAATCCTGCATTGGAACGACAAACCATTGGACCTTCAACCTGACAATCAATCCCTTTTTCTGAACAAGTCATAATATTAATCCTCTGTTTCATTTAAAATTTCCAGATGGAATCCTTCTGGATTATCTATATCAGACCCCGTTGTGGTGCTGCAATATACTGTGCAAGGATATATCCTATCAGCCATTGTACCACAATCATTAATGATCAGTCTAATTTTTTCTGTAATAATAAGCATCATCATGCCTCCAGTTTATATAAACGATTACCGATTGGTATAGTAACTCCTCTCCTTTCTTTTAATATTACCTTAACCCTTAATGTACGCCATAATCCTGAGTAATTCTCAAACATACTCTTAAGATTAGAGCAATCTGGATTTTTAATTCTAATTATTCTCTTCATTCTTCCTTCCCTTCTGTATCATTTTTCCTCGCCTCAAATCCTATAATCCTTAAACTAGGTAAGGGTAAATTACTTACCGTTGTGATAAACTTAACCACTTCCTCTGAGTTCCGCCAACCAATAGGATTTTCAGGATAATGATGAGCATTATAATAGTTCTTTTGTTCCCTTTCTGAAGGTAAAGATTCTTTTTTATCTGGATCATAACTATCATGTAAAGCCCATATTTCTGCTAATGTTGCTTGTGCTTCAGCACACTTCAAGTTATCATTCCAATCAAAACAATCAGGTTCCCATCCTGTATGATTACTACCATAACAACCCGAACCAAATTGAACAGAAATTTTCCATCCATTTTCTAATTGTATTCTGAATCCAGCTATTACATCACCACAATTTACAAAGAACATTAGTCTACCTCTTCTGTATCTGGAGTTGCAGAGATTGAATCTGTTTGTAATTCTTCCCAACTATATTCAGGTTGAATTATTACACCGTACTCATCACAATTAATACTATGTTCAATGATTCCATGAATATGCTCCGGTGTAAGGAATATTGTATATTCCCTATCTTCCTTACGATATTTCATAACAAGCATTATATGATGATCTTTATAATAAGAAGGATCTTTCTCATAATCGAGTTCATAATGATCTTCCCTTCCTGTCTCTACTGCTTCGACTGATGTTGGATATTCGGCATTATAAAATCCACTTGGTTGGATAAGATCATCTCCTTGTTCCCAATTTAATTTATCATCTTGAAAACACCAAGCAAAGTACACTTCAGAAACCATAGGTACTTTTACTCGTGGTTTCCTATCAAAACGTGATTTATAATTGTTCATATTGTACCCCTTTCAAGGGCATAATTGACACAGTAGGTGTGCCGCCTATGGACCTGTAATTTTTACCCAACCAATCAGAAAATCCTGATCTCGTCCATAAAAATCACTAATCCAATCTCCATGAGCAATATAATGTCGAATGTCTTTATTATATCCCTCACTTATAAATTGAAGTGCCAAGGCACGGTCTCTGTTACCTAAGATTTCCTCAATGAGACTTTCCTGTTCCTCTTCAGGATATACCTTGAACAAATCCAATAAGAATTTATTAATAGAAACTTTCTTATTGGTCATCCCTGCCAGCTTACGATATGCTTTAGCCAGCTTAAGATTATGTTCGTACCACCCTTTAACACTTTCAATATCTAAAGGGCTATCTTTGGATACTTTCATAACCTTTGGATGTGGAGTAATACCAAATAGAGTTTTCATTACTCACACTTTCTCCCCGTGATAGGGGTTTATTAGCAGCTTAATTGCTACTAATTTCTGCTTAATGATAGACTAGAATAATATACTAGTCTATCCTTAAAGAGAGATTATCTGAATAAAAATCCATATAAAATCAATGAAACTAAACCCAATGGAATAATTACTTCCAAAGCAGTCATTGAAAAATCAATAAGCATGATAAATCCTCGATGCAAAGATATTATGAAATGCTTCAGGTAATTGTTCATGTATAAACAAACATAAAGCAATCTTGGTTGGAAAACGGCTATAGACTGTACGAGTTGAATCACCTTTAAGATATAGCCCGTAAGTAGAGCCATTTACTTTAGAGTAATTAGGAAATACTACAGCCGTGCTTGGTTCTGGCATAAGACGAGCAAATTTATTTATTGTGCTCATCGGTATACCAAAACGAGGTCGTGGTATTCTATTCATACCTAACCCTTTCGGTATAAACTAGCCCATGATAGGGCTATTATTAGCGTTTGATACGCTAATTTCTGCTTAGGAATGAACTAGGGCAATTACTACCCTAGTCCATACACTAAATAGAACCTAGCTTGGTTTGTTCCAATGCTTTTCAGAGCCATCCGACTTTATTAAGCATAAGTGAAACTTAGCATCCTTCAGTTCATTCCAAATTGCTGACTTTTCCTTGCCAGTTCCTGAGTTATTTTTCATTAACTCAAGTCCTTTGCCTTTTCTATAGTCACAGAACCACTTGTTTCCATTAGACTTTTTAGTCTTACTCTTAGACTTTGCAGTCTTGTTGGTAGCCGGTGCAGTTTCGACAGGGTTAGTCAACAGTTCAGTTATTTGAGTAACTGCTGTAGCTAATACTGCCACTGTGCTCTTAAGTTCGGCTATTTCGGTGGTCAAAGATGCTACGGTTGGTTTGCTTTTAGTCATGGAATATCTCCATTTGGCAATCCAACAGAGCTAACAACCCTATCGGATTGCTAGGTTGAATTAAGGGGTAAGAACTACTACCCCCCTTCGGGGAGTAGTTCAAAGTCTCCGTCGATCTCCGAATGATTTCAAAATTCGATTCAAAAAATGAAATCGGAAATTGGTGGAATAAGAAACCCCTCCCCCTTCGGGGGGGGTTTTCTAAGTGTCTGGCTCATCATCCGAAATCTCGGAAAATGGCAGAAATCCTATGGAAAATGTACTAAAAAGACATCCATAGGATGAATTTACTAGGGAATTTCATCAATGAAATCAATAACTTAAGGTATCATTTTATTTATAAAAATGGCTCAATACTGGGAAAAACTGTATAGGGAGGAAAAAAATG